GAGGCAGCGGCAAAGAAGCGAGACAAGTTCGCAGAGGACCAGGTCCTGCGTTTGCAGGGCGCCCTTGCCAAGGCCTCGGCAGACGTCCAGACAGAACTGGCCAAGTTCGAAGCCAAGGTGGGCTTGGAACCGTGGCAGACGATGCGAGTCACGCTTCTGAAAGACCTGCAAGGCGAAATTGATAAGATCGGAAAGGAACTGACTGACACGTGGAACGTCGGTTCGGTGCCGGCCGTCGAGGGTGCGCTCAAGTTGGGAATCGAAGACGGCCTTGGGCAATTGATGGCTGGCCAGGCGGGCCCGTTCAAAGACCTGTCTGACGTCTCGAAGAACTCGCTGGTCAAGCAGACGTTCACGACCATCGATCGGTCAGCGGTGAAGTTCCTCGCCGGCTACGACATGCAGTTGCTTGGCGATGTTTCCACGACGTTGACGAACAAGATCCACACGACGATCCAAGCGGGAATCCTCACTGGCAAGTCCATCCGTGACGTCGCACGCGAGATTGGCAGGGTGGTGCCGGACAAGGAAGGCTTCCGTACGGCAGGCAAGACGGTCTTCTCTTCTGCCAACCACCGAGCGACGCTCATTGCCAGGACCGAGACGTTGCGGGCCCACAACGAGGGCCGCAAGACGTTCTACGACCAGTTGGGTGTGACCAAGATGGAGTGGATCACGGCAGAGGACGAGCGGACCTGCCCGGTTTGCGCCCCGATGAACGGTAAAGTGTACGATATAAAAGGCGACATTTCAGCGCCCTTGCACCCGGCTTGTTTGGTGCCGGGGCAAAAGGTTGTGGCGCAAGGCATCAAGGCTGCGTCAAGGCGGTGGTACTCAGGCGATGTTTGCAAGATCGAGACGTCTGGAGGGGCAGTCCTGACCGTCACCCCAAATCACCCGATACTCACGCCTTTCGGGTGGCAGCCCGCTCGTGAATTGTGCGAAGGCGACGATCTCGTTTGCGCAGATTTCCATGAGGGGATGAAAAGTTCGTGTCCCATAGTAGATGATAAGGACATGCCATCCTGCATCGATCAAATCTTTGATGCGCTGCGGCTGTCTGGCGCCATGACGACCGTAACGGTGCCATCCTCCCCCATTCAATTCCACGGCGATGGTGCCGTTGACGGCGATGTCGATATTGTACTTCCCAACAGCCTTTTGCGGCGTGACTTGCAATCCCCGATCCTTCAGCCATCCGCAGACCAAGAGTTCTGCGGGCGAAGCGAACCTTCCATCGGATTCGATGGTCTTGGCCCTGGCGACCAAACAAGAGAGTGGCAAAGGCTTTCCCCTGATTGCGTCGTGCGCGGCCATGCTCAATTGCTTTCTCTCTTCGGGAGTGGTGCGAGCCATCCTGGCGAACATGCCAGCGGATCGGTTCCTGGGCTCTACCCCGGCAGCGAGCAATCGACGCCGGAGGAGTGGACGGCTCACGGAGTACGCCTCAGCCAACGCATTCTCGGATTCACCAGCCTGGTATCTGGCGATGATTTCGGACATGGGAAGAATGATTTTGTGGGACATCTTGACTCCTTGAAACGGATTTCCGTCGAGAAATACTCTGGGCACGTCTTCAATCTGGAGACGGCAGAAGGATGGTACATCGGCAACGGAGTAGTGTCAAGCAATTGTCGTTGCACCGTTTGCAGTTGGTTCGATGACGATAGCGATATACATCTTCCTATTGAATTGCAGCAGCCCGAGTAGCCCGTCTTTCCATTGCCATTATGGCAAAATCCATCCACGCTTGCTAAAAAGTCAAACCGTAGTGCCATTTTGGCAAAAAACTGTTGACACTTTGGCAAACAACCCGGATATTGACCTCATTCGGAGGCCGATTCCATGGCTGAAAAAGACCTTGCGACCGAAGCGATGTGGGAGGAAACGGTAGGCGATATCCGCTACCGAGTCCGTGACCCGCAGCACTTCAAGGCCGATACCTACCGCAGAAAAGACCTGCCGGGCATCGCTGGCATCGCCATAATCATCGGCCAACTACTGCCTGAGTTCGTACCAGAAGGCGGGAAACCCGATTCGATGGTCGTGCAAGCCTACCGTTTTGCGAAGGCAGACGACTGGACGCTCGAAAAGGCCCAGAAATGGGCAGACGACCACAAGATTCTGTCCGAAGTGGCTTCCATCTTGGCCCAGATTGCCGACGTGGAAGGCGTTGAACTGGAAACCGAGGAAGATGCCGAGTTTTTTCAGTCGCTTGCTTCCTACTGCGGTCCCGACGTGCTGGAAACGTGGGCAGCGCCCAAGGACGAAGACGCCACGCGTATCAGTTCGTTCGTCGGAAGCAAATACAATATCCTCGACTTCCTGTGGAAACACACGCCAAAAGAGGCGAAAAGTGTGCTTGACGCCTTCTCTGGGGGCGCCAACAGTGCCTATTTCTTCAAAAAGAAGGGTTTGAGAGTCGTTTGCAACGACAAACTGGCCTATCCGTACCACATCGCCCGTGCAATCGTCGAAAATTCTACCGAAACGCTCTCTGTTTCGGACGTGGAAAGCCTATTCGTGGCCAATGCGAAGGCCGGTGACTTCTGCGTCCAGAACTTCTACGGCTACTACTTCACCAAGCCGCTCCTGGCGTTCCTTGACCAAGTTTGGGCGAACATTCAGAACCTTCAAGGGTACAAGAAGGACTTGGCGCTTGCGGCACTCGGTTGGACTCTGGTTACTAGGGCTCAATTCGGACGATTTAGCCAGTCGAAAAAGAACGGCGTGAAACTGGATCACCAAAAACGAGAGTCTTCCACCTCGAACATTCCGCTGTCCGAGTTTAAGTCCCTTTTCGAGTCTAATATTGCAAAGGCCAATCGTCTGGTATTCGAAAACGGGCAGAAATGCTCGGCCAGTCGCCTTGATGCCCTGACCGCAATCGCTTCGACTGACTGTGATCTTGTTTATGCAGATCCGCCATATATTACCAAATCTAGTAATCACGACTACGCAATGTCCCTTCATTTCGTCGAAGGCTTGATGACGATGTGGGAAGGCAAGGAACTGCGGCAGAACGCGCTGCATGACTTCGCCTCGGGCACCAAATACACGAAGGAATCCATCGGCACCCTTATCAGCGGCGTGGTAAGCGCAGCCAAGGGCAGGATGCTGCTGTTGTCCTACCAAGACAAAGCATTCCCGGACGAAAAGACGATCAAGGAATTCTTTGACGCCCAATTCGGAACCACAAAAGTATCGTCCGTGGAAGTCGAATATACCTCGGGAAGTCCAGACCGCGAAACGGGTGGCAAATACGCCAAGGAACTTCTGTTCTTTGGCACGGGCGAACTCAAATCCAGCGCAGCGGCCGCAGAGGGGACCATGCACGCAACTGGCCAGAGCGCAATCAGCGCACCTATTACGCTGAGCACCGATGCAGCCGAAGGGACCGACAAAACGTTCGGGTTCATCCTGACCCACGTCGGCGCCAACCGGAACGGAGACCACTTCACCAAGGACGAACTCAAGAAGAACGCTGAGACGGCCGTCGGCAAGAAGGTGGACCTCTCGCACGATCAAGCCATCGCAGAAATCGTCGGGAAGATCACCGATGCCAAGTACATCGAAGACGGGGACAACTCAAGAGTTGAGTGCTCTGGCGTCATTTACACCGCCGAGTCGCCCAATGGTGCGTTCGCTTACCGGCTCATGAAAGAGAAGTTGATCAAGAACGTCTCCATGGAGTGCGACTACCAGCAAGGTGAGTGCTCCATCTGCGGCAAGAAGGTCAAGTCGAAAGCCGAGTATTGCACGCACCTTAAGAACTTCAAGGGCAAGGCATACCAGGGCAAGCCTTGCTTCGAGATTCTGCACGGCGTCACGTTCACGGGCGTGGGCCTGCTTGACCGCGAGGGTGCAGACCAGAAAGCAGAGATCAGCCGGGTGGCTGCGCTCGATAGCCAACAGGTGGAGGAAACCATGGCAGACAAAGACAAGGCGAAGGGCGCACTGGATCCCATGGGGGATCCCACTGGCTTGCCCGAAGCCGACCTGATGAAGATGATCAAGATGCTGCAGGCCGACAACGAGAAGTTGATGAAGGACAATGATGGCCTTCAGCAGAAACTCGACGGTCTCGCAGCCCAGCAGAAGGCGACCGAGCGCAAGGCCAAGGCTGAGAAAGTCCTGGCCGACATGGAGAGCGCCGGCGAAGAGTTCGACGAAGCGGGCAAAACCGCCGAGTTGGATCGGCTCATGAAAATGGGCGACGAAGCCTTCGACGCCACCGCTGCGATGGCACAGCGCCATGCCGCCAAGAAGAAGGTCGATGATCCCGCTCCGGATCCCAACGCCGATCCGAACGCCGATCCCAAGAAGTTCCTGTTCGGGAAGAAGCCCGGCAAGAAAGCCGACCTCGATGCCAACGCTGCTCTGGCGAAGAACTCGCCCGACGGAAAAGGAGCGACAATTGAAGCCAAGGCTGCCGCTCTCTGCAAACTGATGATCGTCCGCGACCGCGGCGAAGAGTAGGAGGAACACCATGTCCAAGTACGTTGATCAGAAAGTCCCTGGATTCCGGTATGGCGAAGGCGTGGCCGTCGCTGATGCGGACGCCGGTCTGTTCGTGACCGCCACGGGAAACAAGTCGTTTGCAGTCCTCGGCTCTGCCACCGCTCGTCCGTTCGGCATGTATGCCGCTCCGGCCGTCGCCGGTGAGTTGTGCGCCGTCTGGTGCTGCGGCGGTATCTACGAGACGGACCAGTATGTGACGACCAACGTCGTTGCGGGCTGCGATCTGGCTGTGGACGCGTCCACCAACAAGCTCAAGCTTGCTGCGGGCGGAAACTTCGTCGTTGGTCATGCGATCTCCGTGGTGAGCGGCGTCCTGACCTTCAAACTGTTGGTATAGGGAGGTTACGACCATGGGAAAGAAAGTCACTATGACCGACTCCGAACTGAAGGCCATCGGAGACATGATGGTCGAGGCCACGGAAGTCGAAGGCGGCATGAAGGCGCTGGCTGCGATCATCGCACCGCCCATCGAGCAGGAAATCGACCGCAGAGAAATCACGTCTCTGCTCCTGACCAAGATCGACCTGCCCGCATCTGAGTCTGCCAAGTTCCAGATGGCTGGCGAAGGCATCCATGCGACCTGGATCTCTGCTGATGGCGACGTCTGCGAGGACGATATCAAGGGCGACGAAGTCGAGTTTCCGATCGGGCGCTTGGCATCCAACCCGATGGTAGACATTTCTGTGCTGAAGCACGGGAACGTCGGGACGCTTGCAGACATTTTGAAAAAGGCCGGAAAGAAGATCCGCATTGCCGTTGACACGCGGACCATCTCTGTTCTGTCCGCTGCGGTTCCAGCAGCGAACATCATCGAATGTTCGGGCGGCAAGTTGACTGAGGATGCTTTCAGCCAAGCGGAATCCTTCATTGAAGACCAGGAACTGCCGGTGAAGTACATCCTGATGCGTGGCGCACGCGTCAAGGACATGGCCGGTTGGGAACTGGACCCCGTCACAGAGCGTGAACTTGTGCTCAAGGGCATCTTTAAAAGGTTCAACGGAGCAGAAATTATAGCGTCTGCAACCATGAACGCGAACGAAGTGATTTTGATCGGAGACGACGAAGTCGGCAAGTATGCCATCAGGCAGAAACTGACCACGCAGCCTATTGAGGTGCCGCTCAGATTCAAGACCGGCTGGCTGGCTTGGTTGGAGGCCGCCATCGGCGTCACGAACCCAGGCATTCTGGCCAAGATCGTCATCACTGCATAGGGGGCTGCCATGTCTACTGTCGTAAAAAATGCGCTGGCCACCTGGCTCGATGTGCCCGGAACGGGACTAGTGTTCCCTCCTGGCGGCGAGTTGACGGTGGACGGCATCACGCCTGAGTTGGCCGCAGCCATCCAGGCGGGTAAGGTGACTGTGGAATCGCAGAGCGACAGCAACAAGATCATCGCCGCCAGCAATGGCCAGACGGTCTTCGACCTTCCGTTCGCCTGGCCCGGTCCCGATCATGCGCACCTCGTTGTGGCTGGCTTAGTTCGGACGTACGGCAGCGACTTCACGGTCGACTGCATCACGAACGAACTGACCTGGCTCAACGGCGGCGTGACCATCATGCAGAACGACGTCCTGACCTTCCTCAAGACTGGCTCGTACCCGGCGAACATGCTGGGCAACCAGGTTGTGGGTGGCGGGATTGCCGACGGCGCATTGACCTTCGCAAAGCTCAACGCTGCGCTTCTGGCCAAGTTCGTCGTGGTGGCGTTCGAGACTCCCGATGTGGAAGCCGGCAACGAAATAGCCGTCCAGATGCGGTTAAAAGACCTTGCTGGCGACTATCTTTCCGTTGAGCACATAGTACGCGTCACCTGCGACGATCGTGCCACGATGACAGTGGGTGTCTCCGGGACTGCGCTGCAAGGCGATGGAACCAGCGACCTCATTGCCAAGACCTCGGTGCTAGGCAAGTTAGATCTGACAGTCGCCTATGCAGGCGTTGCCACGATCTCTCTGGCTGTTGGCCCGACGCAACTGAGCCCGATGCTTGATTGCGCCGTTGGTGTTGACCTCGTTTTCGCATAACCGGGCATTGTGCCCGAAAGGAGAATGATCATGGGTATAGCAGATGCAGTAAAACCAGTCAAAGAAGTGGCGCTGACGGAACTTGCCGACGCCTTTTTGGACAACCTTCACGTCGTTTCCTGGGGTACTCCGGGAGCCGAAGACGCAGACACGATTGCAGTGACCTTGCAGATCCAGAATCCTCTGGACGCAGACGTCGTCTGCGTGGAGCGGCTTCGTCTGACCTGTACCACGGGCGGCACGCTTTCGCTGGTCCCCGATGGCAACGGCGAGGTTCTGCAGGGCAGCGGGACCGATGACATGATCATCGAGACAGACGAAGTGACTGGCAGTTTCGACCTGCTGGTTTCCGACGCCGCTGCAGAGACCATCACGGTCGTGGCCGGCGTAACCCAGGGTTCTGGCATATGTGTGTGTAGTATGACTGTTGACTGTGTGTTCGAGTAGTATGCTAACCAGGGGCGGGCGACCGCCCCGCAACCGAGGTTCGTTTGAGATGATCACCATCACCAACCTACTTAAGACGACGCTGATCATTCCGGCAGGCTTGCCTGGCGGTGGTTCACTGCGTCTGACCCCGGAAGGGACAGCGAAGGTTACGATGTTGACCACGGCCATGCGCAAGGTAATTGACGCCGGCCGTGCGATCTCAGACGCGCCTCCACCTCCTCCCGAACCAGCACCACCGCCGCCTCGTTGGGCCCCGCCGCACCCCATCAAATGGAAGAGCGTCGAGGAACGAACGAGGCTGGTGCTGGAAATGGCTGCGCAAGGGATGAAGCAAGTCGACATCGCCCACAAACTCGCAATCGAGAGAGTGTGGGTAGCCAAGGCGATTCGGGAATCCAAGAAGAAGAAGTAACCAGATGAAGGGTGGCGACGATGCTTTCGGAACTGGTAGCGGACATCCTGGCAGAATTCGTTGACGAGTCAGGCGACCCGCAGGTTCCCGAAGTGCTCATCACCCGTTCGGCTCAACGAGCGTTCTCGCTCATTTCCAACGACCTCGCTGTTGCCTACGTTCTGGCCGAGGATGGAACGGTCATCCCGACCATGCCAAACCCGCATCGGGAACTCTGGGCACTCCGAATCAAGATCATGGCGTGCCGGTATCTGCGGGCAATCAGCGCGAGCCGAATCAACTTCTCGTCTGGCGACAAGAGCATGGACCGGTCGAAGGAATGTTCGAACTGGGCCGCTCTGGAAAAGGACATGACGGCAGAGTACAACGCTCTGGCGATTGCGCTCAACCCAGTTCTGGACGGCAGCATCCTGCGGTTGGATCTGGACGTGGCCCGGTACACGATCAAGAACCACGCACCGCACAACCCAGCAGACCCGCAGTATTTCTGCGAAGAGGAGTAGATATGGCTGAGAAACAAGTTAAAATAGACCCGTTTTTCTACGGCAATGCAGACATGCTAACGGCGGTCGTTCAGGTGGCTGTGGCTGTCACAGGAATCGTTTTAGCCATCCAAGGCGACACGAGTGCTCTGCTCGGGTTGGGTGCTCTGGCTGGCGGTACGAAAGGGAGTATGCTTGGCGACATCATCAAGATCGTAGCCAAGGCGAAGAACAAAACCTTGTTTGTGGCTTTTCTGGCGTTCGTTCTTCTGAGCGGATGCGGGACGATGGCAGTCACGAGGCAGTTCATTGTCGATTCGCAGAGCGCGGTCACTGCGGTGGCTGGCGGCTACTTAGATGGGTGTCAAATGATCACGGTAGCGCCCTCATTTTCTTTGACTTTTGAAGGGTCAGAAATCAGTTATAGCGGGGGTCTGTTTGCTGGTTGCGAAAATGCAGGCCAGTTGATGGAACTACGCTGCGTCGGGTTGAAGGATGAGATCACCGGGAATACGAGAATCCAGTGCGTCCCGTTTGCATTGTGGGAGCAGGTGGAACTATCGAAATGAGATCGGCTTACCCAGCGCAGGCAGTTCGGGAAGTGGCGTGGATCATTGCCCAATCGGGCGAGACCGCTGTCGTGACTCGAAAGTCTATCGCTGGGCACGATGCATTCTTCGGGCCTCATGAAACATCTGAAACGTTGGTGGGGACCATTCCTGTCGAGATGAAGGATATGCCAGCGAAAGATCTGACTGAACTCGGTTCCGATGCAGTGGCTTGCGTCTGCCCTGACTCCGGGCTGCAAGAGCAAGATTTCCTCACCATCGAGGGCGTTCGATACAGAGCAACGGCTGTCAAGCCGTTCAACTTCTTTGGGCAGATCACCCATATGGAAGTTCAACTCACGAGGGAACGCCGTGGGTAACTTCTGCCAAATCACCATCGATACCAAGAAGATCGCCAGACTTAGCGATGCCATGAAGGCTATGCCTGGCATGGTCAAGAACGAGATGGGAAAGGCCGTCGTCAGAATCGTGCTTATCATCGAACGAGAGGCCAAGAAGCGGTGCCCGGTAGATACCGGGTTGCTCCGAAGCAGCATTACCCCCGTTGTAGAATCATGGGCTTCTGGCTACGTCGGAACGAATACCGAATATGCACCGTACGTCGAATATGGAACCAAGTACGCAGGGGCGCAGCCCTACTTTGAGCCCGCATTCCTGGCAGGCCAGAAGGCTGCTCCGAAAGAGTTTGGCAAGGCCATGGCTCGTGCTGTGGCCAAGTTTGACAAGAAAGCGCAATGAGTGGGTCGCTGAAAAGAGCATTAGGTTTGTGGGTGGCGTCGAAGGCGCCGGGCCTGCATGTCTATTCAGACGACCTCGCCAACCAAGCGTACCTTTACCCGTCTTGCACCGTTGCTGAATTGGCGCACGACGTGACTCCGATTGGCTGTGGCAAGAAGGATTACAAGGTCCGGGATCCTGAGACCCACTTCGTAACCGCCGTGGGCAGAATCCATAAGGCAGGCACTTCCTTCCGCCTGACTTTTCGCTCGCCCAATTCGATAACCAAGGCCGGCCAGGAAATCGTGGACGACCTGCTGGCGACCATCGAACTCGCTGCGCTCACGACCGCTTCAGACCCAGACCCAATCGTTCTGACTGACTCGGTGGCATCGCCGGCCGTCGTGTTTTCGCTCGAAGTCATGAAGCCCGCAGGACGGGCAGAAGTGCCAGCAGACGTGACTGGAGAGCCGTTTCTGTTTGGCGCAGCGCTCACGATCAGGCTCGTTCGACTGTTTTCGATTGAACGATCTGTCGAACATGTGATAGAAACGATCTTTGTGGAGGACAACTAAAATGACAGACGAAGACACCACTGTTCTGGTTCACGAGTCCAAGAAACATAGCAAGGCCGCAGTCGTGAAGCAGAAGCCACCGTCGTTGCCTCCTTTTCGACCGATGAAAAGCACAGGCGTGTCTGCTCCTGTTGCGGCTCAGGCTGCGGCGACCGCTACATCCGCACCTATGTTCGCTGCCTTGAAGGCTGCGTACAAGTGGACCGACAAAACGAAGCTCACGAGAGTGGAGTTCCTTCAGAAACGTGCTGCGTGGCTTTCCCGCCCTGCCAATGAGGTGAAATAACATGACTCAGATTATTCCAGATGCATACACGACTTACGAAGACGGCCACATTGGAGCAACTCCAGGGTCGCTTTCCAACGTCGAGGCCAAGATAGGCGCTGCCACCGGCGGCGTGCCCGGCAGGGTTTACACGTTCTCTGGAGGCGACGCCAAGAAACAGGCTGCATTGATCCTGAAAGAAGGCGCTCTTCTTCGGGCAATCGAAGAGGCCTTAGACGCAGGGTCCAACAAAATCCATGCCGTTCGCATCGGCAACCCGACGCAGTCGACGCTCTCGCTCAACGACAAAAGTGGTGTGCCAACTTTGCGAATCAAGGGCGACTTTGGCGCATCGAGCATCAACCACTTTGTCAACGTCCGTCAGCAGTTGGCGAGCCTTGACACTGCGTACGCCGCAGTAATCGTGGGCAGTCCGTGCGTGGCAGTGTTTTACGACGCTGAATTCAATGAGACTCGCCGCGTGAACCTTCCTGCGGAGTTGGTCTCTGTGGCTGGTGTTTGCATGAGGTCATTGTCTATAGTTTCTGGCGACCCTGAATTCTGGGTGTTGGGAGTTGGGGACGGTGCGGCAGCCAAGGTGTTCCACATTGATTCCGACGGCGAAGTTGTCGCTGAGGATACGATGGACATCACGTCTCTGATTCCAGAAGGTGATGTCATTTCAGGGTTGTCCTTCGGGACCATGCAAGACGGCATCCAGGTAATAACGGACAAGCACGTTCTGTACGTCTACGACGACGATGGGACTCCTACCATCGACTGGTCTATTTCGTTCGTCGACGCAGGCATAGTGTCGCCCGATGTTTCTTCCATCTCGGACATCGTCGATATTAACGCGTATCTTCGTGGAGAGGATCCAGAACTCACTCAGGTGGTTCTGGACCGGACGGCCAAGACGATTTACCGCATGACCGACTTCGACGAGATGACCCCTGTTGTTGATGGTGTCATCGACATTTCCGCTTTGGTCGGGAGCGACACACCTGAGGGCATAAGTGTTGACTTGGCCACTGGCGACGCGATGGTGGCGTTGCGTACGGCTGCCGGCGAAGTCGACATCGTTCTTCGCCTGACCCTCGATTGGGATCTTCTGACGGCCACGCTGGTAGAAAGTCTCGACGTTGCGCATGGCGTATATGGGATCGCTGGGACGTTGGCCAATAATGAGGTCACGACTCGGCTGACCATTCAGGATCGAAACGAAACACCGTATCTTGACCACGTTTTCGAGGCAACAGACACGCCAGACGCTGTGACCCCTGCTCTGGCAGCAGTTGTCAATGCTGACGGAACCTACGCTGCGCAGTTGCTTGTGGCTGTGCCCTACGCGTATGCGTTGATGCCCTCTGGCATTGGCGGTCCCGATCCCACGTACTTCACGGCCATGTCAGGGGGTTCTGATGGCGGGGCTTTGACCAATGCGGACTACTTGGCGGGCCTTGAGGCAACCAAGAGCAAACTAGACGTCAATTGGATTGACGCAGTTGGTGCGACGTCGTCCGCTCTTTGGAATGCCATTCTTGTGCATTGCGCAGAAATGGAGACAGTTCTTAAGGCAGAACGCTTTGCCATCCTCCGGTGTCCGGCCTTTGTGTCGTCTGCCGAGATCGGAAGCGCAGCGTACTTGTCTGCCGTCCAGAGTTACGTCGACGCCATTGTTATTCAAGCTGGCCTGATTGGCGACCGCAACGCAGTCATATTCGCAGGCGACGCCACGTTCCTCGGGAGCGACGGCACCGAGTACAACCATTCTGTTGCCGCTGGCTGCGGCGGAACCATGGCGGGCTTGCCCGTCCAGAAGTCGTTGATCAACAAGCCGGTTCGGAACGCTCTGGCCGTCGTGCCTGAGTTCGGACCTAGCCACATCGAATCGCTCATCCAAGCCAGAGTCAACGCAGTGCGCTTGAAGCCCGGCCGTGGCTTCTGCATCACGCATTCGCTGACCGCCGCTCCTGTGGGTTCAGACTACTCTCGGGTCAACGACCTGCGAGCGATCTACTACGGATCGAAGGCAGCCAGAGAAGCCGCACAGCCGTACATCGGTGAAGAAAACGACAGCGCTGGTGAAGGCCTGCTCAAGTTGGAATCCGCCATGAAGCGGCCATTGGAAAGAATGCTGGACACTGGCCAGATCGATGCATTCGACTTAAAGTCGGTTTCCACCTCGGCAAACAGACTGCTCGGGGAAGTCTATGTTTCGCTGGGCATCACGCCTCTGCGAGCCATGGAGATGATTTACACGAACGTTTACTTGGCATAGGGGGTGACTCATGGCTACTGAAGGATTTGTCTCCGGAGCATCCGGCGAAGAGATCTCGTTGATCGTCGACGGCATCAAGGTTGCCGCGTTGCAAAACCTTTCTTGGAAGGCAAGCCAGTCCAAGAAAGTCGTTCGCGGTGCCGGTTACAGAAAACCGCACGCCATGGGAAGAGGTCCGAAAGACTACGAACTCGACTTCGAGATCAGCGAACTGAACTTTGCCGTGTTGGGCGAGCCACCTACCGCAGAGCAGAGTGACATGGTCCAGTTGTCGACGTTCGTCGTTGGCAACCAGGTCTTCTCCTCGCTGCTCGATCTGCGTAACTGTTTGGTGATGGTCATGTATCCGCCCAAGAACAACACCCAGAGAGTTTTGCGATTCAAGGGATTTGAATTCACCGAGGACTCTGGCAGTTTTTCTGTGGATGATGAGATCCTCAACAGGAAACTCTCTGGCATCGCTATGGACGCAGAAGGATTGGTCTAATATTGGTGGGGGCTTGAATTATGTCGAGCGAAGAGGTAAAACTATTGCAGGCTGCGATGCACGATCTAGGGATTAGAATGGGCACGCTAGAGACGACCGTGGCTGACGTCATGGTAAGAGCATTATGCCACGACCGGATTTTGAATTGGTTGAAGATGGTTGCAATTCTGGTCATCGGCATAACTATCGGACTAGGTGTCGTAGGTTTGAAAGACGTAGTCGGCCTATGGACCGGCAAATAACAGGAGAATATCATGAGTGTAGCGGACGATGACGATTTGGGATGTGTTTTTGACGAGGCAGAGCAGAAGCGAGATTCGGAAATCCGAGCCATTGTAGATACGCTGCGGGCTGGCAATCCAAGCCTGCGCATTTACGAGATCGTGATGCCAGAACGGGAAGGTGAGATCTTTCTGGGCCGCAAGTGCTCGTGGAATGAGTACAAGCGCCTGGTAGGCTCCGTGAAAAACGATGCGGAGGCCAACGAGATACTCGTGACCAAATTCCTTGTCTACCCGAAGCCTGAATTCGATGCTATCCAGAATCAGTGGGACCCAGGCCTCATTGTGACCCTTGCTGGACAGATTCAGAAGGCGCTGGGATTCCAGCAGAAGGCCAGCCTAAAAAACTGGTAGAGGCCGAGCGGGTTGCTTGCCGCTCGGATGGATTCAAGCGTCTCAAGGCAGTGATTTGTTCGACGTTTGGTGCCTACGATTTTGAGAAACTGGACGATATGATCTTGGAGGATCTTGCTGTCGTAGGTGGCGCTGCTCTGTGGATCAAAGACGAGGAAGCGAAGGCCTTCGGAAGCAAGGGCAAAAGGCGCAGGCGGTAGACCATGGGAATGACACACAGCATCGGCTTGTTGATCAAGGGCAACGATGCGCTCACATCATCGCTGACCGGTGCCACCCATGCTCTTGATGCTTTCGGGGTGTCTGCTGACAAAGCGTCGGGCAAGGTCAACGCTCTTTCTTCGCCAAGTATCAACACATCTGGAATTCAGCAAGCTGACAAAGATATGCGTGCTTTTGGGGCGGGCGCTGCTATTGCAGGCGGCGTGGTTTTGGCTGGACTAGGCAGCGCTGCTAAATCAGCAACAGAATTCGGCACGGCAATGGCAGAAGCTTCGACGCTAGTCGATACGGGTACAGCAGACATGGCTGCCATGAACCGTCAGGTTTTGGGGTTAAGCACACAGTTCGGTGTGATGCCAGTTGACACCGCCAAAGCCATGTACACCACGATCTCTTCTGGGTTTGGAGACACGGCTTCCGCCGCACTCGTGCTTGAGGGTGCGATGAAACTATCGAGAGGCGGCGTGGCCGATCTTGGCGGTTCCGTTGATGGTCTTACCTCCATCATGAATTCATACGGCTTGAAGGCAGACGAAGTGACCAGTGTCTCCGATGCAATGTTCATCGCCATGAAGGCGGGCAAGACCACCATCGGTGAACTGTCTGCCAACATGGGCAAGGTTACCCCTCTGGCTGCGGCTGCGGGCGTGAGCCTTGACGATTTGCT